ATGCTTTGAACCGCTATGTCACGGTGTCCAGGAAGGACCCGTGTTGTAAGTCGTTGTTGTTGCCACACTTGCACACGTCACCTCACACACCATCTACCCCTCACCCCGGCAATCCATCGACCACGTCCAATCGTCCGTAACCGTATTCCCTGCCGCACTTTACGCATCCCTCGGTCCGGCCCGCGCGTCGAACATCTTGCGGAGGATCGCCATCATCACAGCGCCTCGGCGCCGGGCGCTCTTGCCGTACTTGGCCACCTGGCGGGCCTTGGCGAGGCAGTGCTCGCGCCGCTCGGCCCCCGCCATCCCACTGGCCTTGAGCTCCACCCACCACCGGGCGAACGCCCCCACCTCGCTCTTGGCGTCCTGAGTGCCCATGTCGCGACCCGGCCAAAGCGTCTCGACCAGCCGCCGGCCAAAGTCCACCGCCGCCGGATCGTCCCAGTGCAATGGCGGCAGGCACGCCCCCAACGGCACCGCATCACCACGACGCCGCACAGACGAAGCACGGGGGGCCGCCGTACACCTGCCTGGGCTCTTTGGCCGTCGCCCCCCGCCTTCGGGTTCCTTCGGGCTCTTCGGGCTCCCTGCGGGCTCCTGTGGCCTCTGCTGGGCCTGTGGCCTCTGCTGGGCCTGTGGCTTTGCCTTTGGCTCTCTTTTGCTCTTCTGCGCCTTCGGGTTAACCCGTATGGATTGATTGCGCGCTTTGGTTTCCCGTACGCTATCGCTATCGCTATGACTGTCCTCTGCTTTACTCTCCTCTCCTCTCCTCTCCTCTCCTCTGGTTTTGCGTTTTGCGTTTTTGCCCGTTGGAGCGGTCGATTTCGACGCAGCTGCCCGCCTGCCCCGCTCGGCGAGTGCCTGCTCCCGCTCGATTTTCTCGTCGTCCGTGATATACCGCAGCCACCCGGCCGCCAGCAGCCATTCCAGATCCGGCGGCCGATCCATCCTCAACTCCCGCTGCAACGCCACCGGATCACCCCACACCGCCCCAATCGCCGAATGAACGGCCATATGCTGCGTCAGCCGGAAGATCAACGCCGCCCGCCCGTCCGACTCGCCCGGCACGTCCCACACCGCCCGACACGCCGGGTCCGTCCATAGCGAGGTAAACTGCTTGAACCACGGAGGATTGGCTGCCTTGTAGCATTGGCCCCTGGACCACTTGTCCCAGATCAGCCAGGGTGTGGCGGCGGTATAGGCCGTCGCTTTCGTGGCTCTGGGCTCGTCGCTCGTCGCTCGTTTGTTGCGGTCAGTCATGGCACTGTTCGTCTGTGTTCATGCCGATCAGCATGGGATCTTCCACCCGCTGTACGCTATCGAGGTTGCGAACCGCCTGGCGATAGTAGGATGACTTCAGTTCGATGCCAATCGCCTTGCGGCCGTTGAGCACCGCCCCATAGCATTCCGACCCCACGCCCATGAACGGCGTCAACACCGTTTCGCCCGGATTCGACCAGAGCACCACCGCCCGCTCGATCACGTCAAGCTGCAATGGGTGAACGTGCTTTTCGTCCTCGTCGTCTTTCGCTGACCGGTGCGGCAACACACGGTCGATGCGGATATCGTCCCACACAGATGACGCGTATTGCCTCCAAATCCATTGGCTATAGATGTTCTGTTTCTGGTCGCCAACCATTCCACGATAACCCAATGACTCACAGGGTGGCTCACGCTCTCCCGCATAACTCAGCATGCCCGTATCGTGTGTCACCGGCACATTATTTTCACCCTTGCGGCGGAACATCAACAGGTAATCCGCGTTCGCAATCGAACACCGAGTGGAGTCTTCGCAGAGGGTCTTGTGGTGCAGGGACTTCATCATTGTCCGATTGCGCACCATCAATGGCTCTTTCCAGATCACACGCCGACCGCCGTAAGCAAAGCCCCTCGCCTCATGTTCTCGGATAATTCGTCCTGGGAGGTCGAACATGGCATCGCAGCCCGCATTGCTAAGTGGGATGTCCATGCAGTGGACCGCACTGATCCGACCGGGCATCGTCAACCGTGTCAACTGGTCTATGCAATATCCGTAATGACCGAAGAACTCGTCGCGGTCGATCGCGTTGCTCATGTCCCTCGGATCGCTGCTGTACTGGTACAGCCCCGCGAATGGAGGGGAATACAAGCTCAAATGGATGCTGCAATCCGGCAATTGATCCATCGCCGCCACACAATCTCCGCAGTAGATCGCATATTCGTCCGTTATTTTCTGTTGCATCACAGCCATACAGGTTTCTCCAATCCCATCGTGTATTCATCGCTCTCGTTGATCGTTGTCGCTGCCGACATTTCTCGAATCAATGCCTCAAACATCTGGCCCGCCTTCTCCGCTTTCCTCCTCATATTGCCCAGGACGCGGCATTCACCTTCAGTGGCAATGACATCCAGTCGCACGGGCTTGTTCTGTCCAAACCGCCAGCATCGGCGAACGCTCTGGTAGTATTGTTCGTAACTGTGCGTAGCGAAGGTCACCACGTGATTGCAATGCTGCCAGTTCAATCCGAATGCACCGATTTTGGGTTTGATCACCAACACGCGAACCCGGCCGCCGGCAAACGCTTCGTACAATTCCACCTTGCGATCGTCCGGAGTCCGGCCCGCGATCTGCTCCGCATCGGGAATGAGTTGTTCTAGCAGGTCCCCTTCACAATTCAAATGGCACCACACTACCGCCGGCCTATCGTGCCGAACCAGATCGGCCACATATTCGCAACGATCATTCAACGTTCGCCTCCGCTCATCCCGCTCGGCGGCCATTCCAAACGCGGGCACCGTAAACAACATGCCAGGAGGTGGGCTTTTAGGCATGATAATATGGTCGTGCTCCCGTAAGGGTGGCAACACAAATCCATCATCGTCGAATCCAAGATCCGACGGCATGCGACAGGCACGGGCCCACGACGCGACCCACCGCCAGAAGTCCTGCACCGCATGATGCTTCAGTCGCCACTGGCCAATCGTCTGGGCGATGCGATACGACAGCTTTCTGAAGTACTTCGGGTCAGAGGAGACAATCATCTCAGCCTGGTCCTGCAACCTCTGTTCTCGTTTTTGGCCCTTATCGTCAAGCTGCCAGAAGAACCGCTTCAGCATTTCGCTGTAATGCAACATACCCAACGCCTCGCTCGATGTCCCCAACTCCACATAATCATTCGGTGCCGCCGTGGCCGTACACAAAAGCCGATACGGCACCTTGCTCACGAACCGGGTGATTTGCTTGCGGCGAGTTCCATTGAACGACTTCAAAATGCTCGACTCGTCGCACACTACACCGGCAAAATCCACACTCTCAAAGTAGTGAAGTCGTTCGTAGTTGGTAATCACAATCGGACTGTTGTGCACCCCGTCCTGGCAGCGTGCCGCCGCGATCCCAAACTTTGCCGCCTCTCGCTCGGTCTGTTGAGCGACTGCCAGCGGCGTCACAATCAACACAGGCTTGCCCGTCTTGCGGCGGACGTTATCCGCCCACACCAACTGCATCGGCGTCTTGCCCAGGCCGCAATCGGCAAAGATCGCCGCACGGCCTTTGCGAACGGCCCATTCCACCAGTGACCGCTGAAACGGAAACAAGAAATCCGGCATATACACCGGATCAAAACCATGATCACAGCCCACATGCCGCTTAGCCTCAAGAAATTGGGTATAGGTCACACTCATGGCTGTTCTCCACAACCCGAAACGTGTTGCTTAGCGTACCAACCCTCCGCACAGAACAGGCGGCGTATTGATCCTGGCGACGACGACATGCGTGCCCGTCCTGGCGGCGTCCCATGAATCCAGCGCCGATACGTGAATGTAGTGCAGGCCCGCCGACATCGGGACGTAGGCGATCTCGTACAGCATCAAGCCGTTGGGGTCTGCCGCGGTCGTCATCGTCCCGGCCGAGGCCGTGAGGCTGAACGTGTCGCCCTCCGCATCGCAGGCGTAGCCCTGCAATCGGCAGGTGCGGCCCACGACCGCTACGGTCACGCCCAGCAGCAGCCGCTCACCCGCCTCGGTGTCCAAGGCAATCTCGTTGGGGTCGATGCCGTAGTCCGGCGGGATCGGCGGGTACGATTGATCGGGGCATGTCTGGGCCAGGGTCAGTGAGGCCATAATCAAAATGGCAATGATGGTCAGTAATCGTTTTGGAGTCTTCATTTCGCACCTTTCTACTCTTTGACAACGTGACCCTTGGCCACTGCAGCTCGCATACACTCGTTGCACACATCCCCTGAGTTCCACGTCCCGTTCAAAGCGTGCCGTAGCTCAACACGCAAACGCTTGCCCAGTTTGGCAGTATGCTCCACAAACAGTGGCCCTGTTCGCCCGACCACGATCTCGCTCTCACAAATGTCACAATATCGTCGTATGCTCATTGCGACTTTCTCCTTTTAACTTTTTCCAACATCTGAAACGCCTTTTGCCTGTCCTTGACGGGTTGCGTGTTGTCTTCGATGAAATCGCCCAGCGGCCGCCGCGTGTCCTGATGTTCGTACAACCACCGAGCATACACCGGCTCGCACATGATCCGTCGCCAGTACGGCCGAAGCTCGGCTGGCACCGGGTGCAGGCGCGGGACGGCCCCCAGCAGATAGATGACCAGGACCGTTGTCATCTCGTCACCTCCAATTGGTTGATGAAATGGCTGATGTCGGCCAGGCAGTCGGCGGAGAACTCGGTATCGGGTTCCGGGATGAATGTGATTCTCTTCCACGCGCCGGGACGCACAATGCCGAGTTCGTCATTGCCTCTGTTCGTCACGCATACGTACCAGCCGTTGAAGGCCGCCGTGGCAAAGTGGATGTGCTTGTATCGCGTCTTCATTTGCATCGCTCCCAGTAGGCCGAGTGACGTCCGCACACGTCCACGATCCGCGCCGCCAGATTTCGTTTCGCTCCCGCCCACGGTGCCAGTGCTTTGATCTTCACGTCACAGTCTCCACAGCGCCGCCGCCACCGCCGCGCCGACCAGAAGGGTTATCAGGATTTGGGGGAGAGTGGGCATCTCAGTCCTTTCTCGGTTTCCAGTGCTCGCACTTGTCATTCGGCTCGATCTCGTCATCCTCAGCCCAGAGCCTCCCTGTTCACCTTCCTCGTGTCCGTATTGGTGAATTCTATCCCGTCCAGGTGCCGGGCGAGGTCGTACTTGATGTAATACCGCTTGCCGTACTTCTCGCACAATTCGATTGCCTCGGCCCCGAATCGCCGCCAGTCGATCTGGGCCTCTCTCTCTTTGTCGTGGTTGAGCTTGCCGATCTTGTAGAGGTCCACCCATTCCCAGGTGTTCTCGATGATTCGCAGCGACGCCTCTGGGTCCAGGACCGGCTCCAGACTCACCCACGTCTCGATGCCCCGGTCGTGCGCCTGGATGATCGCCTTTGTCCGTTCCCAAGGCGTAGCTGCTCCCGGCTCCTGCTCCCGGCCTGGCCCTTCCTCGACAAACGTCATGGTCGTCGCGAACGCATCGTGCGGCCCGTACAGATCGAAGTCCGGCACCGCCCGCATCCCGCCCTTGGTCAACACCTGGAACGGCACGTCGTGCGAACGCAACACTTTCAAGGCTTGGCGCGTCACGCCAAAGTTCGCCGCCTCCGGCGTGTACGGGTCACAGTGGAAGCACAGCAGCACCCGTTCATCCGTCCCGGCCAGCCGTTCCGCGTCCCTCTCCAGCCACTTGATAACGTCCTTGCGGACGTACCACGGCGTCGCCTCCCACTGGGCGCGGCTCTTGCGCATCGCTCCGGCCACATAACAGTACGAGCATCGGTGGGGGCACATGCCGCCGTACAGGTTGCAGGCCAGATACGAATACTCCAGTGCCCGGCCCCTCGGTCGATAGATCACGTTCATTGCGATTTCGCTCCTTTGAGCCACTCTGACAGTCTCAATTTCAGTTCCTCTACCACGTGGTCATATTCCCACTGTCCACGCTTCGAGAACCCGCCGTCGTAATGGGCCAGAAACAAGGCTTCGTCCAGCAGATCCGCATTGCTCATGGCCTTGATCTCGGCCTGCCGCTCAGCCATCCACCGCTGCATCTGCGCGTTGTTGCGAAACCCCATCTCGCGACAATTCATCGTGCTCCTTTCAGAAACGCCTCTGTCTTGTCCGTTTTGATAAACATGCCAACCCGGTCGCGGGAATGGTTCCGCGCCCACCGGATGATCCCATCGGCCTCCAGGGCTTTCAGTTCCCGCCATTGCGGAGGTCACAGGCCAGTGGTTATAGCCAAAATCACAATTACACGTGCCACGCCCACGGCCCCCATCCTTGTACCACCGGCACGTTGCACATATGCGGCCGGGCAACCAATCGCGCCAGACACTCGCCGCCAGGGCGTAGAGGCCCAGGGCCAGCCGGTCGGGAATGCGGTACCAGCGGTAAGTGTGCCTGCTCATGGTGTCACCTCACTTCGGGGGGTTGCGCCACTTCATCACGTCGCCACGTGCGGCGGCAACGTCGGGTGAGGTTGTGAAGTCAAACTGAATTGCCCACCAGTCGGCGATCATGTCGTCGGTCTCACTGCCGGTCTCCTGCGCTCGCTGGTAGTAACGCCACCAGACTTCCCGATGCCGCATTCGAATTCGCGCCGCCCGCTCCTGGCAGAATGCGTAGTCCCGGGCGCGCTTGCTGAACAAGGCCAGAGCGCCCCACAGTGCGTTTGCTATCGCTGTTTTCAGCATCGTCATGCTCCTTTTTTCCGATGCCGGCGGGCCTTTCTAATGGGCCGGCCGATCCAGGGAACGCATTTCATCTTCTTGCAACCACTTGCAACCACTTGCAACATGCCCGGCATGGGCTGTTTTGGAGAGCACCGCCGATCCGCCGGATCAATATCCGGAATCCTCGATTGTCTCACCCATGCCGGGCGAACGATTCCAAAAGTGGGCGTGTAGCCTTGCATCGACTGTCGAAATCCAATAGCAGGGCATCCTTGATTTGTTGCCCTTACGTCGGCTGGAGCCACGCACTCCCGCCGCATCCATGCAGGATTGTATAGAAGGGAGAGTCAGAATCGCATGCCGATCACCAGCAGCAGGCGATGCTTGTCGTCGAACGCGCCGAACTCTTTCCAGAGGTCCTCATCGAGAAGGTACTGATACTCCACGCCCAACCGGACCCCGCCGTCGCCGAACGATATGCCGGTCATCAGCATGGCCGTGGCGTCCTCGTCGCTGTCGGCCCGATGCAGCAGGCCCAATTGCCCACCGACGTAGATGTCAACTGGCATCTGATATTGCAGCACCGTAAACTCCGCCTGCTGCACGACGTCGTATGTGCCGTAGATTCCCCCGCCCCATGCCTCCTGCTGATTCGGGCCCGTGTCGCTCTTCTCATCGCCCTCGGCAAGGCCATCCATCCACAGGCCGAACAGGCCGATCTCGGCCCGCCCCTCCCACGGCCGCATCCCCACACGCAGGCCCAGCATGTCGTCGCTGCCATAGGCCGTCGCCGTCCAGTTGCCAAGCCCGTTCGGGTCCGCGCCGTACGTGGCCGGCGTCACCGCCGTCACTACGCCCAGGATGACCCCCATCAGAATTGCCGTTCGTACTCGCATCAGTGACTCCTTTCAGAAAAACAGTTTTAAGTTTCAAGTGTGAAGTTGGAAGTTTGAAGATCATTTTCGAAACCGCGCACACGCGCGGGACATCGCCGCATAGCGAGGCCAGTCATGCCCCTTACGCGGAGCCGCCTGGCCGATGCAATAGCCCTCCGAAGGGTCCCGCTCGTCGGCCACGTACCAGCAGCACTGGCCGCAACGGGCCACGTCGCACGTCGAAAATCGCTCGTCGATCGGATCGCCCCAGATCTGTTCGTCAGTCAATGGCTGCATCTTCGTATCTCGTTGCTCGTATCTCGTATCTCGTGACTCGTCGCTTGTCTCTTGGTCTCTTTTTAGGCAATCGCAGGAAATTGCTCCGTCGATGACCATCGTAGCAGGCCGAGTGTGCCGCCGTTGCGGGTCGCGTTCCACGCCTTAATGGCATAGACCATCTTGTAGATCCTGGGCAGCTTGGTAGTGCTGGCCATATCGGCCACGAACTTCTCGCGAAGCCTGTATACCGGATTGGTCTTCTTGAGGTCCTCTCCCGTGTAAAGCTGCTCAAAAAACCGCGTGGCCGCCTCCGGATCTTTCTGCGAGAACCGGTAGTGCAGATAGGCGGCTAGTGACTGCGGAAACAGGCCCTTGAGCCCCCTGACCTGATGGCGAATCTCTACAACCGTCGCTACGCTGTCAACGAGCTTCGCATGTCGCTCAAGTAACCCCTCGATCATATCGTTGTCCGGAATGGCCGCCGACGCCAGGTTCCCGCATTCTTCTCGGTAACATAGCGTAAGGGCTCCGCTAACGGTCGTGTAGTTAGGGACATTCAAGATACTGATGATGTCGCAGGTTCGCCGTGGCTTTCCGCAGTCAATGGTGCCGAAGCAATCCTCCGCTACGTTGAAAGTTGTCAAGATGTGGACTGGAACTCCCACCTCAATGACCGCCAGCAAACGGTGTTGCCCATCCTTCAGCTTGCCCGCGCGGTCGATCTTGATGGCAGCCCCATTGTCAGAACGCCACCCTTGACGCTTCATAGTGTTGGCGTACTTGTGGACGGTCGGCCAGGAAATGTATCGGTTTAACTCGTTGCGCTCCAGTATTTCCTTTGCTAGTTCAGGGGTGTACCGAATCACTTCGGACCGCTGTACATTTGACCGCCTCTGCTTTTTCGCCATAATGGCTCCCCTTAAAACTCCATGTCCTTTACGATTTGGAGGATTGCGTCCTTGACGTCGTGCCGGTTGGTCCCCTTCCAGTTCTGCTCCGCCACGATTTCAATTTCCCGTCGCAGCACGTTGATCGCGTGCATCAGGCGGCGCGGAATCGTGCTGCGTTTCTTCCTACGTGATGCAGCGGCGTACGGCACCATGTCGTTCTCCGTGTGTCCAACCGGTGATCCTACACTCTCTACGGCCACCTCAACGTCTTTCGCCGTCACCTTGCGCCCTTCCTTCTCTGCCTTCTCGTTCGCGGCCTGCCATGCCTTGGGTTGTTCCGATGGGGGGAGTTTGGCGAGGGGCCGGACCTGCCTTTCAGATTGCGGTTTGGCACCCATGGGTGCCAAATTTTCCACGACGCAGGCCGACTCGATTAGTCGGTTCGCGTGGCTTCTACTGAATCCCCACTGCTCGCGGCAGTAGGCCTCAAACGTCTTGAACTGCTCGCGATACAGCCGCTGGTCCCGGATCGTCAGCAAGGCGTCGCCCACCTCGACGAACGTCTTAATCCCCCTTCGAATGATCCCCTCGCACTCGGCCAGCTTGGATATCTCCCCCTCAGATAAGCCCTTCACTACGCCGTATTGCTCCATCCTCAATCCTTCCATTCGGGCGAGGCGGCGCCATCGCCACTACAGTTTCTCGCACTCGTACACTTCTATCTTCGTCACGCCGCCGCCGGCAAACGTCTCGGCCAGTGCCCGATGCCGGGCCTGCTGGTCGCGACCGCCGACGTCCACCACCATCGCCGTCCGCGCCGGCCGGGGGCCGCCGGCGATCCGCTCGCGGAACCACAGCCGCACGATGTGCCGCCATCCCACCCCGTGGGCATGGGCGCCCAGCAGGATCAACCGGGGCAGCTCGTCGGCCCGGTCGGTGCAATCGACCACCGTCGGCAAGGGCAAAGCAGGTTTGGTCAATCGTTCGATTCGCATTCGTCTTCGTCTTCCACCGTCAGGCGATTCTGCACAAGCGTCATGGTCAGCGTCACGTCCGTCTCGCTGCGGATCATCGCGGCGAGACTGGCGGGGTCCAGATCGGTAAACGACAGGTCCTTGAACTTGGGCCGATGGTCCTTGGGCCGGATGTCTAAGCCGACCAGCTTGCCGGCCCCCTTGACCGGCGGCAGGGCCAGCTTGCTGTCGGTCGGCTTGATGGCGATCGTCACCAGCTCGCTCTCGCAGATCCAATCGCCCAACGTCGCCATATCGTCGCCGGTAAACAGCAGGCCCGCGATCTTGATGTCCCGCTTGTCCTTGCCGACCTTCCATTCAGTGATCGT